TATGAAACTTCAAATTCAAGTAACCGATGAAGGGATTATTGAAGATGCAAAGTTTAAGACTTTTGGGTGTGGCTCTGCAATTGCTTCTTCAAGCCTAATTACTGAATGGGTAAAAGGTAAATCTTTAAAAGAGGCAGAAGGCATTAAAAATACACATGTAGCTAAACATTTGGCTTTACCACCGGTAAAGATTCATTGTTCAGTTTTAGCTGAAGATGCTATTAAAGCAGCAATTACAGATTATCGTAAGAAGACACATGATTTAGAAAGTATATAGGAGAGATATATGACACAGATACCACAAGGAAATAACATGTTCTGGGATGTACAGTCGGTTGTAACTGTTGCCTCAACGGCAGCCGGAACAAATGTTTCAAGTTATAATTTAGTAACAATGCACCTCGATGGTGAAATCTATACTAATTTTGGTGCTTCTAGTACGGCTGCTATTAGTACCGCTAATGATATTAAACTAGCTGCGGGTCTACATTCCCTTACCGTCCCAAAACAATCTGGTAATTCACAGTATCTGAATTACCAACGAGTTGGCGGTACAGATGTGACAATGCGGCTGGTATTGTCTTAAGGAGAAAGCCTATGTCTATATTACGTGGACTTATAAGTGAAAATGTCGATAGGCATACTAGAGACATGGTAACGCTAACTGCAACTGCCTCAATTACGTCGGCTGCTCATGCAGGTAGAACACTTTTGATGGGAGAGGTTGGCGGCGATGCCGCTGCTACTTTTACGCTTCCTGCTGCAACAGGTACAGGTAGCGTATTTAAATTTGTTGTTTCTGTAGTAAATACTTCTAATTATTTAATTAAAGTAGCAGATGCAACAGACACCATAGATGGTCAGATTATGATTACTGATGCAGATGGAACAGATGCTTCATCTATGGTAACGGCTGCTACATCAGATACTATTACTTTAAATGGTACGACTACTGGTGGGGGTGCGATAGGTGACTATGTTGAAGTAATCGACATAGCATCTAATCAATACGCAGTTAACGGTATGGTAACATGTGCTGCAGGTTCAAATCCTGCAACAATGTTTAGTGCTACTGTATCCTAATATATAGCTACGAAAGGAGAATATAAAAATGGCTAGTTTTAAAATGACACAAGGTGTATCTCGTGTCCCTGAAGATGTTTTTGTCGAAGATGGTTTGACTGTTACTTCAGGTGGTTTGACGGTTACGGCTGGCGGTATAACGGTTACTGCAGGTACAACCGATTTAAGCGGATCATTAATACGAGATTTGGTTACTCTTACTGCAGACACTACAATTACGAATGCTGCTCATGCAGGACGTATTTTGTTAATGGGTGAAGTTGGCGGTAATGCGTCAGCGACTTTTACGTTGCCAGCGGCGACAGGCACTGGTGCAGAGTTTAAGTTTATTGTATCTGTTGTAAATACTTCTAACTATGTAATTCAGGTTACTGGTGATGATACAATTGATGGTTCGGTAGTTGTTACAAATGACTCGACAGCAGGGGGTACGGCCTCTCTTATTTCTTGGCCTACCGTTGCTGCTTCAGATACCATTACACTTAATGCCACGACTACTGGTGGTGTACAAATTGGAGATTATGTACTGCTAACGGATATTGCTACTGACCAATATACGGTTAGTGGACTACTTAATGCTTCTGGTACAGAAGCTACTCCGTTTAGTGCTGCTGTTTCCTAAGAATGGCTATACTTACTCAGAGGCGTAGGCTTTTTATACTACGTCTCTGAGTTAGGTATATAAAAATATAGGAGAAAATATAAATATGGCTATAAATAAAAGCGTAGCTGCGATTGTGGTTGCATTTGTAACTGGTCTATCACCAATGGGTGTAATTTTAACTCAAGGTTTGATGGAACAAAGAAAAATGGACGCCGGAATTATTGACACATCTGTTCTTCTAAATCATTCATTATTTACCCATGCTGATACATGGGTAGACCTGATTATTCCGGGCTTGCAAGTTTCCGATAATGCGAGAGAGTTCTTAACCATTAAGTTTGTTGCATTCCAAGAAGCCTTAGAAGACCTTGTAAGGAATCATGATTTTGATACAATGACAGATGCTCAACTCAATCAAGTTGTAACAAGAAATCTAAATGATACTGTAACGAATTATATTGCGGATGCAAGACGAGCTGGTATTCCAGAGGAATTTATTCAAAGTTTCAATCTCTGGCACCAACAGGTGGTAGATATTTTAGTACAAAGTATTGAAGACAATGTGAGTTCTATAGTTCACACAACGCAAAACTCCAAAATGTACGCCATTCTGACTGCATATGACGCAGCTTTAGGCGCAACAATCGGAGATGTTGAAAAGACATTGGAAGGTAGTGCTAACTAAGAAGGCTACTCCATATGACTATACGCCTTAAAAATGCTGCGGTATCTTTAACAGGTACAACTTTAACTACCGTCTATACATGCCCAACAAATTTTACAGCTAGAGTAAAGGAACTTTGGGTAACAAATATAGATGGAACAAATGCGGCTACTATAACTATTAAGTGGACAGATACTTCTGCAAGTGCGACTTATTCAATTATAAGTACATATACCGTTCCAGCCGATGACGCCCTAAGAATAGAAAATGCAAATATTATGCTTGAAGCAGGAGATATTCTTAAAGCACAAGCAGCAGTAGCTAATGATTTAGAGGTATCTGTTTTTATTGAAGAAGAAATTACATTAGCGAGTTAGTAAATTATGCCTGATACATCACAAATATCACCAGTAACCGTTTCGTTAGGTGGGGGATTAGTCCTTGACAAAGATGACTTTTCCATTCCACCGGGTGCTGCGGTTCTATTACAGAACTTTGAACCTAGTATTAATGGTGGCTACAGGCGCTTAACTGGTAGTAGTAAATTCGATAGCGCACAGGTAAATAGTAGTAATAAAATTTTAGGGGTCAAGATTTTTAATAGTGGTGTTCTAGCTGCTGCAGGAAATCTTCTGAAATTTAGTACAGGTACAGGATGGGGTTCGTCTATTGCTACACGAACATCTGCTGGACGCTATAAGTTTGATGAATTTAACTTTAGTAATAAATCTAAAGTAATCATGGTTGATTCTGTAAATCAAGCAGCTACTTATGATGAAGATGAAGCTTATGCACTATTAAGTGGTACAAATGCCCCTTCTGATCCTGCTTCTGTAGCTGTCTTTAAAGATCATGTATTTCTTGCAGGTATGGATAGTAATCCTCAAGAAATTGTATTCTCTGCTCCATTTGCTGAAACAGATTTCACGGCAGCAAATGGTGGGGGATCAATTAAAGTAGACACAAATATTGTAGAACTCAAAGTTTTCCGTGATGGATTATTTGTATTTGGTAAGGACAAGATTTATAGGATTACAGGTTCGAGTATTGCAGATTGGAAAGTTGATCCTATAACACGAACTCTAGGTTGTGCAGATGGATTTTCGGTACAGGAAATTGGCGGTGATCTATTGTTCTTGTCTCCAGATGGCCTAAGAACAATTGCTGCTACAGCCCGTATTGGGGACGTAGAGTTAGGAACGATATCCAAACCAATCCAAAGACGAATACAGGATATTAAATTTACTAATATTACCTCTACGATTGTGCGGCATAAAAGTCAATATCGTTTATTCTATCCTACGACTGGTGGATCAACAGCTAATAGTAAGGGAATTTTAGCTACCCTAAAAAGAACTGAAGAAGGAGTCGGTTTTGAGTTTGCTGATCTTACCGGAATGAATCCTTCAGCAATGGATTCTGGTTTTATTAGCAACACAGAATACATTATTGAAGGTGGATTTGATGGGTATGTACGAAGACAAGAGAGTGGAGATACCTTTGACGGAAATAATGTAGTAGCGGTCTATCGTTCTCCAGATTTATCTTTAGGGGATACCGGTATTAGAAAACTAATGCAACGAGTTATTTTAAATTACGAAGTAGAAGGAACGGTATCCGCAGAACTACGAGTACGCTATGATTCAGATAGTAGAGATGTACCACAACCTACGTTCTTTGATATATCTTCACCGGGCGGAATAGCAATATATGGTAGTTCGTCATCTACCTATGCAAATGCTGTTTATGGATCGAGTGGTGTACCTATTTTTAGACGAGCAATAGAAGGTTCTGGTTTTTTGATTGCGGTTAGAGTAAATCACAACAGTTCAGATAAAGCATTTACATTACATTCGTATCAATTAGAATTTACAGCAGGAGGACGGAGATAACATGGGTTCAACATACACACGACAAAGTAGCACAGAAATTGTAGATGGCGAAGTAATTAATGCCGCAGATTTTAATGACGAGTTTTCACAATTAGTTTCTGCTTTTGCTGTATCTACTGGACATACACATGATGGGACAACTGCAGAAGGCGGTCCT